GTGCATGTTGATCGTGGTCGCTGGATGTATCTCAATGTCAAGGTCATACATCAGGTCAGTCAGCTCACTGGCATACGAAGGTCTGTGCAGGTGGGCTTTGACTATGACAAATATCAATTAAATACACCAACAACACTCTAAGGAGATTATCATGGCGTATTCAGAAAAAGTGTTAGAACATTATGAAAATCCACGCAACGTGGGCAAAATGGATGTCAATGATCCCTCAGTGGGTTCAGGCACAGTGGGAGCTCCAGCATGCGGAGATGTCATGCGTTTACAAATAAAGGTTGAAGATGGTATTATTACAGACGCCAAGTTTAAAACTTATGGGTGCGGATCAGCAATTGCGAGCTCGTCACTCGTTACCGAATGGGTCAAGGGCAAGACACTTGAGCAAGCAGGCTCAATACAGAACAGCCAAATTGCTGAAGAACTCGCGCTCCCGCCTGTTAAGATCCACTGTAGCATCTTGGCAGAGGATGCGATAAAAGCTGCCATTGAAGATTATCGTAAAAAACAAGGAGATGTCAAATGAACACATTTGCTTATAGAACAGCAACAGAAATCAATTCGGCCATGAGCAGAGTTTACGGACACATGGGCCTGGCGGTATTGGTCAGTATGATTGTGAGTTATTTTGTAGGTACCAATCCTGCACTGTTGGAATTTTTCTTTACAGGTGCACTGAAGTGGGTAGTAATTTTTGCTCCGCTGGTTGCTATCCTAGCAGTTAGTTTTGCCATGGATCGATTTAGTAAGGAAGCATTGCAATTATTTTTACACGGATTTTCTGCCTTGATGGGCTTGAGCTTTGCCACAATCTTTGCTGTGTTCAACATGGGATCAATTGTGTCGGCATTTATGTCAGCGGCCATATTGTTCGGCGTTATGAGTTTTTACGGTTACTTCACCAAGAAGAATCTTGACAGCATTGGACAGTTCATGTTTGTTGGATTGATTGCCATTGTCATTGCCAGCATTGTGAACATCTTTGTTGGATCAACTGTGTTCCAAATGGTTATTAGTGCCATTGCTGTAATTGTATTCCTAGGACTCACAGCATATGACACACAAAAGATTCGCGAACTAGTGTCAACAGACAATGATGGCAAAGCAGAAGTCATGGGTGCTCTAACTTTGTACTTGGACTTTATCAATTTGTTTATCAGCTTGTTGCAGTTGTTTGGCGGACGAAAAGAATGATATCCGTTACACCGGCAGCAGCCAGCAAAATAGCCCGTAATTTGGATCGACGTGGCGGCGGACTAGGCATACGCATAGGTGTACGCACCACTGGTTGCTCAGGCTTGGCTTATGTGTTAGAATATGTAGACAATCTACAACCCGGCGATGATGCTGAATTGCATGATGGATTCAGCGTTGTAGTCAACAAAAAAGATCAACCTTATTTGCAAAATTTACAGATTGATTATGTACGGCAAGGTCTCAATGAAGGCTTTGAATTTATCAACCCCAACGAAAAGGATCGCTGCGGATGCGGCGAATCATTTAGAATTTAATGTACAATCCAAAATTTGAATACACGCCAGTTCCTAGAGTAGAAGTCAACGGCAAGCGTTTTTATGCCACACCCGATGGCAACAAGTTGCCCAGTGTGACCACCATATTAGACAAAACCAAACCTGCAGAAAAAGTTCAAGCACTCAATGAGTGGAGAAAACGTGTGGGTGCAGAGCGTGCTCAGCAAATTACCACCGAAGCTGCCAATCGTGGCACTCGCATGCACAGTTATTTGGAACACTACGTCAAGCACGGTGAGCTAAAAGATCGAGGAACCAACCCATTTGGTTGGGCCAGTCATGCCATGGCAGAAACAGTGGTTAAACAAGGTATCGAGCATCGTGTCAACGAATTTTGGGGATATGAAGTGCCCTTGTACTTTCCAGCTGTGTATGCAGGTACAACAGATGCAGCAGGTGTACACTTAAACGAAGATGCTATTTTGGACTACAAGCAAACCAACAAGCCCAAAAAGCGTGAATGGATTGAAGATTACTTTTTACAGCTTTGCGCCTATGCAGAAGCACACAATGAAGTACACGGTACGCATATCAAAAAGGGTGTTATTTTGATGTGTGTCAAACCCGAAGTTGACGACATGGGCAATGTGCTAACACAGCCTGAATATCAAGAATTTGTGTTAGAAGGCGCTGAATTTGAACAATATCGCAGTCAGTGGTGGAAACGTGTAGAGCAATATTATCTGCTAAATAGTTAATCACAGAGGATTAACATGGCTATTGTTCAGATATCACGGATAACTCATCGTAAAGGGTTACAGGAAAATTTACCACAGTTGGCTGGTGCAGAATTGGGCTGGTCTATTGACGAGCGCAGATTGTACATCGGAAACGGCACACTAGAAGAAGGTGCTCCAGTTGTTGGCAACACAGAAATTCTTACTGAATTTTCGGATATTTTAGAGTTTCAAACCACATACACATACAAGGGCGAGGCAGCTGGATACACAGTACAAACTGGCCCCACAGCCAACGATCCTGTGAGTCAAAGTTTGCAGAGTTGGTTGGATCAATTTGCCACAGTCAAAGACTTTGGTGCAACTGGCGACGGCGTCACCGACGATACAGAAGCCATTAACCGTGCATTGAATCAGCTGTATTGTCGAGAAGTAAATCCGCAAATACGTCGTAGTTTATTTTTCCCAGCTGGCGTTTATAAAATCAGTCAGACCATCGTAATTCCTCCATTTGCCACGCTCATAGGCGAAGGTGCAGACAACAGTATTATTCAACTGGATTCCGGGGATGATTCGGCCTTGCGTGCTTATGTGGCCAGAACCGGCGACAGTTTGCAACAGACTGGAGTCAACATCGGCAACAACGGAGCCATAGCTCCTCAATATGTGACCATACGAGGCATGAAGTTCGAAAGTCTGGATCCAGATGCAGGCATTTTCTTTGTTGAAGATGCCAGTACTTGCAGTTTTCAAAATGTCACGTTCCAAGGCCCATTGACCACAGCAGACCTTGACACAGCAACAGACAATACCGCTGGCGTAAGTTTTGCCAGTACGCCAGCTTTGATTTGTACAAACGTTGTTTTTGATCAATGTAAATTTTCTGGAACAACCTACGGTGCCTACGCCGATGTTGATGTCAAACAAATTAATTTTACCAATTCAGAATTCAACACACTGTATCAAGGCATAGTGTTGGGAGAAACCAACGGCGGCCCTACAGCAGTCAAAGTTTTGCATAATTTATTTGACAATATATATGCTCAAGGAGTGTTGGTTGCTGATGCCACTTTGTGCGCCACAGGATACAATTACTTTTTAGAAGTTGGCAATCATTTCAATGGATTAACCAGTCCAGCCACTGCTGTTGTTGAATTTGAAACCAGCAACAACATCAGCATAGCTGACATGTTTGCTAGAGCCGATCAATACGCAACCGTTTACAAACGTGTGGAAATCAATGACACTCAGAGCATTGCCACCATCAACGGATTTCAAACTCAAGAAGGCACATTAATTCGTCAAAGTGGTTTGATTCAAACCTTGGTCAACAATACCAGTGTAGCCGATGTTCTTGAAACCAAGCCGTGGACAGAGTTTACCTTCAACTACAAAATTCTAAGAGACACAACTTATAGAAATGGTGTTATTACTGTTGCCAATGCAGGATCAGGAACATTATCCTGGAACGATGACTATGTACAAAATGCCTCAACAGGCATAACACTTTTGGTGACTGAAAGTGCTGGACAGGTTAGTATCAGTTATACCAGTACCAATACAGGTGTCGACGGAACAATTTCTTACTCATTTAGCCGATTTGATTAATGTGGTTGGCTAACTTCGGCGATCGATTATCCAGTTGGAATCTTCTGCGGAGTCAGTGTCAACTGGTGGACACCGACACCACCTTGAACAACATCAACTCTTGGTGGTACAATTGCCCTTGGAAACCCTATTATCTACATTGGGATGATCAGCCCAATTGGCCAGACCCTTGGCAACTTTTGAGTGACAATTATTATTGTGATCTTGCAAGAGGACTGGGAATCCTGTATACTATAACTTTGTTGGACCGTGCGGATTTGGCGGATGCAACGCTGGTTTTGACTGATTCAGGTGATAATTTAGTCCTGGTCAACAAATCAAAATATATACTTAATTGGGACAAGGACACAGTTGTAAATACCATCCAAGCAGTAACAATCAAGAAGCAGTTAACGCAACAGCAAGTAAAACAGCAGTACTTATAAAAATATACGGAAGTTAAATGACGCAGATTACAGTAGTTAAACGTAGTGGGCAACGTGAGCCTCTTCACATTGAAAAGTGGCAAGCCCAGGTAGCAAAAGTCTGTAAAGGCATTGCAGATGTCAGTCAATCCATGATTGAGATCAAAGCACAATTGCATTTTTATGATGGAATTACCACAGAAGAAATTGATGGTATTACCTTGCGTGCCATTGTGGACTTGATTGATGTAGAACAAAATCCCGACGTTGGACACACCAACTATCAGTATGTGGCAGGCAAGCAACGTCTCAGTATGTTGCGTAAAAATGTGTATGGAAGTTATCAGCCTCCGCATCTTTATGAGATCGTAAAGAAGAATGTGGCCACGGGTTTATATACTCCGGAGCTTCTAGAGTGGTACTCTGAAGAAGACTGGAATCGTATGAATGAAATCATCGATCACGACAAAGATGAACAGTACAGTTATGCAGCTATCGAACAGCTGATTGAAAAGTACTTGGTCAAGAATCGGGCCACAAAGGAAATATATGAAACACCACAAGTTCGTTACATGGTTGCCGCAGCAACTGTGTTCCATCGCGAAGAACCTAACGCCGCTAGAATGCGCTACATCAAAGAATACTACAACGCGGCTAGTGACGGTCTTTTTACTTTGGCTACTCCTGTGCTGGCTGGCCTCGGCACACCTACTAAGCAGTTCTCAAGTTGTGTTCTTATACGCAGTGACGATGATCTTGACAGTATTTTTGCTTCGGGAGAAATGATGGCCAAGTATGCCAGCAAACGTGCTGGCATTGGTTTGGAGATTGGCCGACTACGTCCATTGGGTGCTCCTATCCGTGGCGGAGAAATCATGCACACTGGCATGATTCCTTTCTTGAAGAAATGGTTTGGCGACTTGCGTAGTTGCAGTCAAGGTGGCATTCGCAATGCGTCAGCAACAGTATTCTATCCCATATGGCATCATCAGTTTGACGATCTTATTGTTCTTAAAAACAATCAAGGCACAGAAGAAACTCGTGTGCGTCACATGGACTACGGTGTAGTACTCAATGCCATGTTCTGGCGCAGATTTAAAAACAAAGAAATGATTACATTCTTTGATCCCAACGAAGTTCCAGATCTTTATCAAGCGTTCTATGCCAACACTGAATTGTTTGAAGAGCTTTATGTCCGTTACGAAAAACGCACAGACCTTCGCAAGAAAACCATGGCTGCCGAAGACGTGTTCAAGGGCGGTATTTTAAAAGAGCGTACAGACACAGGACGTATCTATCTTGTGTATATTGACAACGTGGCCAACCAAGGACCGTTTGATCCTGAGTTCCACACCATTTATCAGAGTAACCTTTGCTGTGAAATACTTCTTCCTACTAAATCCTTTAAGCGTCTGGATGACGACGCTGGCCGTATCGCCCTCTGCACCCTGGGATCAATCAACTGGGGGGCTTTCCGTAACCCAGAGGATATGCGCAGGGCTTGTCGCATTCTTCAGCGAAGTCTGTGCAATATACTTGATTACCAAGATTTCTTAAGTATCCAATCAAAGTTGAGCAATGATGAAATTCAACCACTGGGCATTGGTATCACAAACTTGGCCTATTGGCATGCCAAACGTGGACTCAAATACGGTGAGAAAGATGCACTACAAGATGTTAAGAGTTGGATGGAACACCAGGCCTACTACCTAACAGAAGCCACTGTGGAATTGGCCAAAGAACGTGGTGCTTGCTTGCATAGTGAGAAGACACGCTATGGTCAAGGCACATTCCCTTGGGAACTACGTGCTAAAGGTGTGAACGAACTAGCAGACTTTACTCCAGAGCTAGACTGGGAGACTCTACGTGCCAACATGAAGAAACATGGTGTACGCAATGCCACTTTGATGGCAGTTGCTCCTGTCGAAAGTTCTAGCGTGGTTATTAACTCAACTAATGGTATCGAAATGCCAATGAGTTTGATCACAGTCAAAGAGTCCAAAGCCGGCAGTCTAACACAAGTGGTACCGGAGTATCACAAACTAAAGAACAAGTATCAGCTGATGTGGGAACAACAGGATTGTGATGGTTATTTAAAAACAGCTGCGGTAATTGCTGCCTACACTGATCAATCAATCTCAACCAACACATTCTACAACCCAGCACACTTTGCCGATCGTAAAGTTCCTACAACATTGATTGCCAAGAACTTGATGCAGGCACACTACTGGGGACTGAAAACATTCTACTACAGCTTGATCAACAAAGCTGGCAGTAAGTCAACCAACACACAACCCAACAATGTTCAAGCTGTGAAATCTGTCAACTACGATGAAGCGGAAGATTGCGAAAGTTGCAAATTATAATTTAGGAAACGTCATGAAGAAAAGAAATTACACACCCGAAACAGTAAAAAAACTACAAGGATCAGTTCAGGTTGAACATACCTTGGCCAAGCGCGGCGCAAAGAAGTTACGCGAACTCTTGGCCACAGAAGCATTTGTGCCAACACTGGGCGCCTATGTAGGCCAACAAGCAGTACAACATGTCAAAGCCGGTCTCAAAGCAATCTATCTATCAGGTTGGCAAGTTGCGGCTGCTAACAACACAGCCAATACTACATATCCTGATCAAAGTTTGTATCCAGTGAACTCTGTTCCTACAGTGGTCAAAGGAATCAACAATGCTTTCCGCAGAGCTGATCAAATGCAGACATTGGAAGGCACAGGTAACATTGACTTTTATGCTCCTATTGTGGCAGACGCAGAAGCTGGCTTCGGTGGAGCACTCAATGCCTATGAACTGATGTACCATATGATCGAAGCTGGTGCCGCAGGTGTACACTTTGAAGATCAATTGGCATCAGAAAAGAAATGCGGCCACCTAGGCGGCAAGGTACTTGTGCCAACACGCCAGATGATTCGTACTCTCAATGCCGCAAGATTGGCTGCTGATGTTGCAGGTGTTGACACAGTGATCATGGCTCGCACAGATGCCGAAGCCGCAACACTTATTACTAGTGACATTGACCCAGCAGATGCGCCATTCATTGATGGTACACGCACTGAAGAAGGTTTCTATGGATTCAAGAACGGTATTGATGCTTGTATAGCACGTGGATTGGCTTATGCTCCTTATGCTGACTTGCTGTGGTTTGAAACATCTACTCCGGACTTGGAACAAGCTCGCAAGTTTGCTGACGCTATTCATGCAGTGTACCCAGATCAAATGTTGGCCTACAACTGCTCACCAAGTTTCAACTGGCGTAAATTTTTGTCAGAAGAACAGTGTGCTCAGTATCAAATTGAACTAGGTAAGTTAGGCTACAAGTTCCAGTTTATTACATTGGCTGGATTCCATTCAGTCAACCTTGCTACATTTGAACTTGCTGAAGCATACAAGGCACGTGGTATGGCCGGTTATTCAGAAATGCAACAACGTGAATTTGCTGCAGGTGAGCGTGGCTTTACTACAGTCAAACATCAGAGTGAAGCAGGTGTTCCATATTTTGACGCCATTGCCACAGCAGTAGGAGCAACATCAACAGCTGCTATGGCACACTCTACAGAAACGGATCAGTTCTAATGTTAGAAACAATCTGTGATATAATGACTGACGCTTACAAGCGTAACTGGATCACAAGTCGTGACGGCAATGTCAGCATTCGTCATCACGACCGTGATCACTTTTATATCACACCTAGTGGTGTGCGTAAACAGACACTACAGCCAGATCAGTTCAAGAAGATTGGTATCATGTACCAACCAGTCAACAGATGGAATTGGACAGAATTGCCGTACACTGATATTAGCTCCAAACTAAAGCCCAGCGGAGAAATACCCTTACACTTTGGTTTACAGAAGAAAATGGGCCAACACGCAGGAGAAGTAAGAGTAGTAGTTCATGTGCATCCTACTTATTGTGTGGCAGCCATGCATGCCGGCATTGATCTCAGTACAGTGGTAGACAGTTTTCCAGAACTAAGTCGTTATACTCGAGTAGCACCCAATGTGGGCGATGTTCCACCAATCAGTCAAGAGTTAGCCGACAAGTGTTTTGAAAAATTGCAGTTAGATGACCAAGGAAATATTGCCTATGATATAGTAGGTATCAAAGGACATGGTGTGGTAGCTATTGATACCAGCCCGTGGCGTGCTTACGAGCATATTGAGAGATTAGAACATATTTGCAAGATTGTACTTGCATCAGGAAACTATTAAAATGAGCAAACAACAATATAATTTAAAAACAAAAACAGACTACTTACATCGCAAGATGTTTTTGGATCCAGCTGGCCCTGTGACCATTCAACGTTTTGAAGAAGTCAAATACAACAAGATTGTTAAATTTGAACAAGAAGCACGTGGATTCTTTTGGGTTCCAGAAGAAGTATCATTGACCAAAGATGCATCAGACTTTAAAGATGCATCAGACACAGTGCGTCATATTTTTACATCAAATCTATTGCGCCAAACAGCATTAGACAGTTTGCAAGGTCGCGGCCCAACACAGGTATTCACGCCAGTGTGTTCGATTCCTGAACTCGAAGCCCTGATGTACAACTGGAGTTTCTTTGAAACAAACATTCACAGTCGTAGTTACAGCCACATCATCCGCAACATCTACAACGTGCCCAAAGATGTGTTCAACACAATTCATGACACAGATGAAATTGTTTCAATGGCCAGTAGCATTGGCAATTACTATGACAAATTGCATATTATCAATTGCCGTAAGGAAGCCGGCGAGACTGTGGACGAGCGTGAACACGTCAAGGCCATCTGGTTGGCACTCAATGCCAGCTACGGTCTTGAAGCCTTCCGCTTTATGGTAAGTTTTGCCACAAGTTTGGCCATGGTTGAAAATCGTATCTTTATTGGCAACGGCAACATTATTAGTTTGATTCTTCAAGATGAAATTTTACACAAAGAGTGGACAGCTTTCTTGATCAATCAAGTGGTCAAAGAAGATCCACGATTTATGGCAGCCAAAGTTGAGTGCGAGGCAGAAGTTTATGCCATGTATCAAGATGTCATACGTGAAGAAAAACAGTGGGCCGATTACTTGTTCAAGCATGGCCCGGTGATTGGATTGAATGCTGCAATTCTCAAAGACTTTGTGGATTACACAGCCGCTGGCGCATTAAAGGAAATTGGTATTAAATATCAAACTCCGGCACCCAAGACCACTCCAATTCCTTGGTTCAACAAGCACGTAAACACCAGCAACAAGCAAACAGCATTGCAGGAAAACGAATCAACTAACTATGTAATTGGTGTAATGTCAGACACACTTGACTACAACGCATTACCTAGTCTATAATAATAAACAGGAGAAAATTATGAAAGCAGTAGTATGGTCAAAGTATCACTGTCCTTTTTGCGACCAGGCCAAGGCATTGTTAAAGCAACGAGGCATTGAGTTTGAGGAAAAGAAGATTGGTGATGGTTATACCAAAGAAGATTTATTACAAGCAGTACCCACAGCTCGCACAGTTCCGCAAATCTTTTTAGATGGCGAGTTAATTGGCGGATTTACAGAACTTAAAAAACATTTACAAGGATAATATGCAATTAGAAAAAGAATTAATTTACACAATCAAAATCGCAAATGGTGATGAAATTGTAACCAAAGTTATTGATCTTGACGATCAAGGAAATTATCTTATCAGCAAACCACTGACAGTTGTACCGGGTCCTCAGGGTATTCAAATGATCATGAGTTTGTTTACAGCAAATCCTGACAAAACCATGACACTAAATAAAACAGCATGTTCAATTGTGGCATTAGCACGCGACGAAGTACGTGACAGCTATATTGAAGCAACCACGGGTATCAAGCCCGTAAGCAGTAAAATTTTAATGGGCTAATTTGATACAATGCCAGCAGTACAGAGAAAAGGTGATCCTAATTCCGGCGGTGGTATAATTACTACCGGGGATAACACTGTGCTGGTTAACAATCGACCTATTGCCACGGTGGGATTGCTGGTTAGTCCTCATCCGCCGTGTCCCAAAGGTGCGATACACTGTGCTGCAAGAACATCATCGAGGTCTCAATCTGTTAGAGTAAACAACAAACCGGTTTCAATGACCGGTAACAAAGACACTTGCGGGCATGCAAGAACTGGCGGCAGTCCTGATGTAAGAGTTGGTAACTGATGGCTGTTTTACTACCTCTCACAGGAACACTGACTTCCGTAAATCTCATAGCTGCTGCCGGGTTATTTGGCAACATTGGAGGCGTTCCACTGGGTGCAAACACAGGCTTGACTGCAAATATAAGTTCATACACATCGGTCAATGCAGTCAGCCAATGGAACACATTGGTAGGAACTGGATACGTTGGCTACAACACAGTTTCCAATGTGTTTCCGGCACTGACCAATGGTATACCATCAGCATATCAAGGCTACTTTGGTAATTCAGTTACAATGACTTCTCAGATTGTTGCACAGAGCAACAAAATATTGGGCAACGGTGATCTCGGAAAGTTTGATCAGGTGTTGTCAGTGTCTGACGGCTATGTTCAAACAACCAATCAATTTATCAAAAGTGCTATTAATGCCAACAGCGCCAATTCTGCCACAACTTTTGTTTCTTACGACAATGTTATATCTGGGGGATTCAGCGATCTAACCGAAGCATTTCCAGCGTTTAGTTACGACCTGGGCCGAACAGGATTATTAATTGATTTTGAAAATCTTGATCTATTGGGTTCTCCAGTTACGGTATTAAAACAAATCAATCAGGTTGGATATGCGTCGTTGGGATTGAATGTGGCATTGGTGTCTGCTGGATTGCCAGTTGATTATCTAAATGATTTTGACCCCGACACTGTTACATTGGCTGAACAAAAACAAATTTATCAAGCCATGACTCGGGTAACTGGCAACGAGCTGACACAAATATTAAAGTTATTAAAAGTCACAACGGTTGGAATCTCTACGTTGGCCGATTTACTAAATCCTGCAAAAATATTTCCAACCAGTTTCATAACATTTACAACTCCCACAGCCAATGGACTTCGCGGAATATATCTTGACAGCAACGGCACAGTCAACAGTTTGTTAGAAACACAACTTCCGTCATCAGTGTTGGCACCTCTTCAGGGCAACACTGCAAACAGTATCACATACGATCAATTACGCAAAGTTATTCCTCCTGATCAAGCCTTGGCAAACAAAGCAATAACTTCTGCATTGCAACAGGTCAAGTCAATATTTAATACAACTGGTCCAACTTTGTCTGCGTCCATTGTTGGACTCGAATTAAACAAAGGGCTACCGGCAATTGATGGATTAACAACACCATTACCGGCCAACGTAACAAACTATTTTACCACTACATTTTCCAACGGTACCGGCGTCGATGGATTATTTTTACTGACTGATCTGATAGGAACTCCAACTGGGTGGATAATGAACGACGCATTGAGTAATACCACCGCAGTATTGAACTTGCTAACCAGTAATGGTGCGTTAGATCCATTGCTCACACCCAACACAGGGCTGTACGCTGTGATGTCTAACACAGCCAGTGGAGTGTACACAGACATTACCACAATTCCAAATCCAGAGCCTCCACCAGACGATTTGCCTCAATACACTGTTACTATTCCAAGTGGACTACCCGGAGCCGGCACATATGGAACTTTTGATTCAGCTTCAGAGGCCCAAGCCGATGCTTTTAATAATGGATTAATTCCTTACATGATCAGTGCAGTTGCAAATATTAACTCTGCCTATGGATCTTTGGTCAGTGCTACAAATACCAACTGGAACAATATATGCGCTCAGATAGTGATGGAAAATACTAATCTGGCACAGGCCGATGTTGATTTTGCAAATCTTGTTCCTGGAACACGTCCAACTGGTATCGCTCTTGGATTAACATCATATGGTGTCGATGTAGTCGAAGGCGGCGCAGCCTTTGTGCTAGAGTCCTTGTCTCAAACATCAACTCAAGGTGGTCAAGCCATTATATCGACTATGCGCGAAGCTAGAAATCAAGCAAGACTCAACGCCGCCGGGGTTCAGACCACAGAACTGGTAAGTGACGAAGTGGTTGAACCACTGGCACCTTTGAGCAGTGGACAATATTCGGTTAGTGAAGCCACCAGTCAAAAAATCATTTGACAAATTAAATTTCTCTTGCTATAATCAAGCTATAGAATTTAGAAAGGACCGTATGTCAGACCAAAACAACAATCAATCAAAACAACCACCAACAAATCCATGGGGTCCTTGGGCTCAGTATCAAGAAGAACAAACCAAACTCTGGCTAAACTATTGGACCAGCGTTATGAACAGTTTGTTTAACACGGACCTTAAGAAATGAGCGAACAAATTACCGACGTGTACAGTGTGGTGGGTAGAGTTACTGCTACGTTGTTGGAAGATCACGATCCACTGGCCCTGGCCGCGGTACTAATGGTCATGGGCATGCGGATCTATAAAACAGTGCTAGATCCAGATGAATACAATCAAATTGTAGATGATGTGGTCAGCAGAAAAGACCGTGTGATGCCCATAGATACCATGGGTCCTATACAATAAAAATCTTTATAAATCAATGACTTACAACCCCTAGCAATAGGGGTTTCTTTTGGTTGACCAGAAATATCCAATTTGCTACAATATTACATATAGTTAGAAATTAGGAGAAACCATGTTTGAAACTTGTGTAAGTCAAATTGTTAAAACTACTCTTACTAATGAACCAGTTAGGACTGAGTTCTACAACGGTTGTTTGTTTGTTAGTCCTATCAACGAAAGTCAAGCTCGTACAGTATTTCACAGACTTAGTCAAACACTGGGAGTGGGTACAGTACAAGTCACTCCAATTGGCAACACAGGTGAATATGCGTTTGACTTTGTTGAAGCTCCTGAAGAAATCTACTCACCATACCTGGGTGCAATATGAAAGACACAGCATTTAGAGCCTGGTTGCGTCAAATTTACCAGGCCAACTGTCTAGAGCGTGAGGAGTTCAATGAGCGTCCTCTCAGTCAAAAAGAGTACTTTAATACATTTAAGTATTGGTTGAAGCGTGAATTTCGCTTTCAAAATCAATGACTTAGCGATTGGTTGACCAGAAATAGCCAAAATGCTATAATATTACATATAGTTAGAAATTAGGAGCCGAATATGTATCCAACATTAGAACAAAAAGAACAAGTAATCAATGCTTTAAAAGGCCCACAGTTTGATCGTGAACGCCATGGATCATTGTTTGATCGCGGGTCAGCTGACAGTTATTACAATCGTTATGCTCAACCACATTGGTATCCTCAAGGCAGTTATCAAGGTGATCCAGTTACTGAGTTGAACCAGGCCGAGATTGATGAATATCTTGCTGGTTACAAATGGAATGAGTTGCACGGTGACAAAAAGAGTTGGGATTGATACTATGAAACCAAATCGCAAAATTGATCCCAAAGAGTTTTACAGCAGTATTCGTATGACCATGAACAAGAAAGACATTATGACTTTTGTGTCAGGATTACACGATATGCAAGAAGCCATGATTGAAGAATTGGTCAGTCGCAAAGAAAAACAAGGCTTCCCAGAAGCCACAGAAGTAATCAATCACATCAGGAGATTGTAATGGGGTTGGATATGTACGCCTATGCCGCTGCCAATGAAAAACAGTATGACGAATTTTGGGCCGATGGTGAGTATGATCCTGACACCAAAGATTACGTCAACACAGCAGTAAGCAAGCCCAAAGAGTTGGCTTACTGGCGCAAGCATCCAAACCTACATGGCTGGTTCCATCAAGAGTGGGAAAGTCAAGGCAACACAGGTGACTTCAACGGCGATCAATTAGAAATTACCTGGGACATGCTGGAACGTCTAGAGTATGCAGTTGTCAACGGCGAACTACCGGCCACATCAGGATTCTTTTTTGGCGATGGTGCCGACGATTACTATCGTGAACAAGATTTAGAATTCATTCAACAAGCTCGTGCAGAACTGTTTCTAGGACTGCGTGTATTTTATAACTCCAGTTGGTAGTAAAT